ACAGCTTTTTGCACTATCAATGGGGAATCTATGTTACCGCCCACGCAAGAAAGCAGTTACAAGATATGCTGGACGTGGTTGGAATGGATGCCGTGTACTGCGACACCGATAGTATCAAGTTTTTACATCCGGACGTACACATTCCAGAATTTGAAGCCAAAAACAAAATACTGGAAAAACGTGCGATTGATAATGACATTCCTGCGTTTTGTGACGTTGGTGACAACCGTTATATTCTCGGCGTTTGGGATATGGATGACCTCTATATCCAGTTTAAGACCCTTGGCGCGAAAAAATACTGCGGCGTTGAATGGGACGAAAAAGCGGCGCAATCTGGCAAAGACCCTGTGCGCTTTACGTCTACGGTCGCCGGCATGAATAAGAAACTTGGAGCGGAAAACTTAAAGTGCTGTAATAATTTCCGTCTCTGCCGCCGGATGGAAAATGTCGGACGGACAATCAGTTGCTTTAACAACTCGAAACCCCATTACATCAAAGTCAACGGGGAAGAAATATTAACTGCAAGTAATATAGGAATCCTTGATACCACTTATACCTTAGGTGTATCGAATGAATACTATGAAGTATTGGTAAACTCTCAAGACGGAGTGTTACCGGAATAGGAGACGATATGAGATATTTTGTGTTTTTTATGTTTTTAGTATTATCAACGATCTGGGCGTTACATGAGGAAGAACTCGACCTTTCCATCCTGCTTTTATTTTTGGATATTTCTTATATTTTTCTCTTTTAACTATTGACTTTCTGCCAGAACAGTGCTATTATAATACTTGTAAGAAATCATAACCACATAAAGAAAAGGAGAAAAAAAAATGGTTAGAACAAAAATCGAAAAATTTATCTATTCTGTCATTGACAGAAACACAAAACAGGTGATCGGCTCTTTTGAGAGTACAGAAGAACTGAAATCGCAGAAAGCAAAAACCGCCGCTGTTGCCGCCGCTGGTTTTCCGGAGGATTTCATCTGTGTACTAACCGATACCGTATCCGCCCGCTACGAAATGCCGGACGAGCAGTTTTTTGCAGAAGCAAAAAGACTGGACTAAGCGCACAACCCGCTGTCTGGAATAGTCCAGATAAGACGTAAACGATCAAAGCAACGCGCCGCGGTTCTGCATAACAAATTAAATCAAAAAAGGAGAACGAAATCATGAGCAAAGCTAAAATGAAATTAAACAACGTAACTGTTAAATACGCAAAAGAGGAAGACGGAAAAAGCGTTCTTTCCGCGTCTATCTCTGCCGATCAGCAGAAAGCCATTTTTGAAAAAATCATCGAGGAGTTTGGGGAAGATGCCGCCGCAGAAGCGAAATGGATTCCTGCAAAGGAAACCTCCGAAGCTGGTTTGTACGTGAAAGCGCAGACCAATTACCACGTTGACTTTTACGAGGACGGCGTAGAGAGCGACACCGTTTCGAGTGTTGACGAACTGGGCAAAGGAGCAGTAGTTGACCTGTTCATCTCTATCGGAGAAAGCAAGTTCCGCCGAGACAAGGGATTTACCGCATACCTTTCCGCGGTAAACGTTCATAAGTTCGGCGATACCGAAAAGTTTAACCCATTTATGGAATAAGTAACCATGATCTGGGTACGCGCCCCGACTGGCGGACGGTAACTTGAGGATTTAGTTTACCTGTAGTTCTGGCGGGCGGTAACTTGAGGATTTAGTTTACCTGTAGTTGATTGTTACTATATCTTGTGTTATAAACTTCATTCCATACGTGTAAAAGAGCTACGTTTTCCAGCGTAGCTCTTTTTATACTTAGCGTAGCTCTGCCGCCCTCTGCCGTCCATCCGCAGTCAAAACGTGCGATCATCGTGCGATAAACGTGAGATTGTCTGCGGTTTTGCTGGCGGGGAACTGGCGGTTAACATAGATTATGCGTGACGCGGTGCGCGTGTTGTGGAAATGCTAGAAAGGAGGAAGTGAAACAAAATGTTTCACGTGAAACAATGATTTTTTGGAATGATATCAAATGGGAAAAACTTTTTGCAGATTATGGCGTGAAATTTGAATCGGTATCGGATGATGGAAAGCCAATTCAGTATTACAACCCGATACGGTTGTTTACGGAGCCGGACGTGGACGGGGATTTCGCTGGAGTGGCAATTACGTGTTCCAACCGTAGCGCCGGAAAGACAAGTGCGTTCGCCGCGGCAAGCTGTATCTTGTGCAAAGAGTACGGATTGCAGACCGGATGGATTTTCCGGACGAAAGGGGAAATGACGGGAGCGGCGGCGATGTACGAGGATATGTTGCAAATGTATCCAAAATTGGGTAGTGTGATTACCTATAAAAATCTGGATAAGAATGGAAATGTCGTGCGGTATTTTCTGGACGGGGAGCCATTCGGATGTGCGTTTAGCTTTGGAAGTAAGATGGACAGCGTGAAAAAATTATCGCCGTATTTTCGGGATATTTACTTTTTGTTTTTTGATGAGTTTTCCATGGAGAGTGGACAGTACGTAAAAGGAGAGAGCGAAAAACTACAATCGTTGTTATTGACGATCAGCCGTGGAAACGGAAGTCAGTCCCGATGGTTTAAACTGGTTATGGCATCTAATAATATTTCGTTGCTCAATCCCTATTTTGTATTTTTTGGTATCCATAAGAGATACCAGAAAGAAACAAAAATGATGCATGGGAGCGGTTTTGTGTGTGAGTTTACTCACAATGACAGTGCCAGTAAAGCTATGTGGGAGAATACTGCTTTGAAAGCATTCCGCGGCGGTCACTATATGCAAAGCATGAGTGTTGGAGATCAGATGTTGATTGATGATGCCGTGTTTGTACAAAAGCCGACCGGACGGTCGCGGTATCTGTTCACCATCGAACATAGTGGAAAAAGTTATGGAGTGTATGAGTATTACGAAGAGGGGTACATCTATATTACGCATACCTATAACCCGTCTTGTAATTTTGTCGCGGTTTTTCGGGACGGAGATCACACACAAAACACGGTTATGTTGGAACACTATGATTATTTGTTTGAAAATCTAGTTGACGCATATCGCAAAGCATATTTGCGGTTTGACGATCTAGACAGCAAAAATATGGCGGTTGAGTTACTAGGGATTGATCTTTATAAATAGTTCGTGGGAGACGGACAAAAGTACTTGACAGACGGATAAAAAAGATGTATCATGAAAATACGGGGAAACCTTTTTCAGAGGGGTTGCCACGGCTTAGTAAGCCGCCCTGTCCTTGGCAGGTCAAAAGGTTTCCTTGTTTTATGGGCAGGAAGAAAGGAGCAAATATGGCAAATATCGTTTTTAATATGATCGTCGGAATGATGAAAAAAGAAAATGCATATCTTGCTTATACGGTACGATATAAAGGTGATGAGAAAGACACTTTGATTCTCGTCCCACATGAAAATTATGAATCTCATATCCGTTACTTATGGGATTATTTTTTCATGGATGGAAACTCTTATAACAGTAAATCGCCAATCCGATTCATTCATAACTTTATTATGTGTGATAAAGTTAGTGAGATTGATGACTGGTTGAAATGGAATGATACGGAGGTGGAAGAATGGATGTAACGATGGTAACACAGTTAATTGGCAGTCTCGGTTTTCCAATCGTTTGTTGCGGCGCGCTTTTTTGGTATCTGGTGAAAGAAAAAGACGCACACAAGGAAGAAATGGAAGAATTACGGAAAAGTGTAGAAGCGAATACAACCGCGATTAATTCGCTTTGCCAGCACTTAGGAGGTGGAAAGAATGAGTAAAATCGAAAACGCAGTTGCATGGGAGGAACAGATCGCCGCCGATGATCGCCACGGTTACTCACAGGTACACCGGAATGGACCTGATTATGATTGTTCATCATTTGTCGGAACGGCACTTGCAAAAGCTGGGTTTCCAGTCAGTCAGTACAGTACCACAAGAAATCTCGGCGAACAGTTGGTAAACGCTGGTTTCGTAAAATGCGGCAAACCGTGGAAACGCGGTGATATCCACCTTGCATCCGGGCATCATGTAACGATGTCGGTTGACGCGAACCGCATCGTTCACGCCAGCCAGTCCGAAAACGGCGGGATTGATGGTCAGACGGGAGATCAGACCGGAAAAGAAATCTGCGTTCGGTCTTATTATGATCTCCCGTATGAGAATACCGCCCATTATCGGTATGCTGTAAAAAACGAAAAGCCGCAGAAACCTATTGAGAAATGTATCAAGACCGAGTCCGCACGTAGTTTTGACCGGAAAATCGCCGGAGCCTATCATACCAACGATCGTTATAATCTGCGCGTAGGAGCAGGGATGGACAAAACGGTCATTTTGACGTTGCCAGCCGAAACCGGTGTTAGAAACTACGGGTATTATTCCGGAGAATGGTATCTTGTGAAAGCTATCGTTAATGGAATTGTCTATACCGGATATGTAGCAAAAGAGGGTCTGACACGTGGCTGATCTGACGCTTGCTTATAACACTTGTATCGAAATTTGTAATGCGCCGAACGTTGGTTACTCACAAACTTATCGCGAGGGGCAAACGGTCGGAGGTATTACGTACTATGATTGTTCGTCCCTCATGAGTTATTGTTGTACAGTAGGTGGTTTTTTGGCAAGAAACCCGTGGTTTACAACTCGTAGCATGGATGGGTATCTGATCGGCGCGGGATTCCAGAAAGGAACCGCAAACCAGCCTTGGAAAAAAGGCGATATTTTGTGGCGTTCCGGGCATACCGAAATGGTATATGACCCGGCAGACGGCGGCGGATATACCATGGGAGCGCACACAGACAGCTACCCACTGGAAAGACAGGTGTCTATTAATACATTTGTGAGTCCATACAGCGCATGGACGTATCTGTACCGATACCCAGTTGAGGTACAAATCGGTATCAGCCAGTATGTAATTGCCGCCATCTGTGGCAACTTCTGGCAGGAGTCAACCATCAATCCTGGATTGTGGCAAGGCACGATTGTCGGCTCGCCCGGTTATGGTCTGGGTCAGTGGACGGATAACGCCGTCACGAATCGGCGAACGCAATTATTTAACTGGTTGGACGCGAACGGGTACAGCCGGGACGATGGAAACGCACAGTTAGAATATCTAATCTATGAAAACGTATGGTATTCCGTAGGAGCCGCAAGTGCTTACGAAAATCTGCAAGCATTTTTGCACAGTGACAGTACCGATCTGGACGCACTGACCGCCGCCTATATGAAAGGGTGGGAGGGTATCAGTGACGATGGAACGCTAGCTTTTCGGCAGGAAAAAGCACACGCGTGCTTCAATTATATTTCCGAACACGCAAAAGATTCTGCAATTACCGGATGGATTGTTGGAAATCGCTATCTATCCGATTCCGAACGATTGCATAACGCTATTATGGTATATCGGTATCTGGCAAAAGGTGAACAACCAGAACCACCCGAGCCGCCGCATCCTATGAAACCGAAACGGCATAAAATGCCTATCTGGTCATATCCCAATTTAAAAAGGAGGTTTTAAAATGACACTAGAAGAGTATTGGACAGAAATTGTTGCCGACATTGGAAACATCGAAACGCATGGTGACGCGATCGCCGCCATCAGCGAAAAAATCAAAACCGAAGATACCGACATCGGAGCTCTGATGTCAGAACGTGACGCGCTGGTCGCAGAACGGGACGAACTGAAAGGAAAGTATGATGCCGCCGTTGCTGAAATCAAAAGCCGCTGGTCTGATCTTTCCCACGGCGGAAGTATCACAAAAGTAACCGAGTTTGGCGGAAAAGTGCCGGAAGCAGAAGACACCGCAACAAGTATCAATGATCTTGATATGTCTCAGCTCATCATGAGCGGAAAAGGAGAGTGAAAACAATGGCAGAAAAATTAGATATGACCAATATTAATATGCTGAATGCCGTACGCTCGACTATGAGCGTTGATTACCGTGACCGCGTCCCGGTGGCAACACGCGAAAATATCGCAGATATTGCGAAAACGTTAACTGACCCGTACAATCCGATGGCAAGAAACGAACTCGTTCCGGCACTGGTGAATCTGATCGCCAGCCAGTCCATCAGCACGGAAGCGTTCCGCAACCCGCTTAGAGTGCTGAACAGTAACGCTATGCCGTATGGAAACGGAGAACAGGAAGTCTACGTAAATTTTGCACAGGGTTACGCGCACGATGCCAATATCAGCATCGAAGATGCAACCGCCATTTATGACAGTTATATCATGGCATTGTATCATGTTATCAATTTCAACAACGATTATCCGGTAACGATCTGGTTTGAGGATATGCGCGGCGCGTTTCTTGATGATTACGGACTCAGAAGTCTGGTGCAGGCAAAAGTGGAGAGCGTCGTTTCTGCTTGCAACTGGGATGAGTTCACGACAGCGAAAGAGCTGATCGCGTCTGCGAAAAGTAAAGGTCAGATTTATCCTGTGCACGTCGACACGGTTACTGACCAGGCGAGCGCCAATGCGCTTGCGAAACAGATTCAGTCCTATATTGACAAGATTCAGTTCCCGAACCCGCTGTATAACTTTGCTGGCGCGACCTCGGCGGCGAAAGAAGATACGATTCTTCTGTTCGTTGACCCGGATACGAAAGCCGCTATGAACGTGGACAGCTATGCAAGTGCGTATAATCTAGATCGTATGATTCCGAAAGCTCAGCAGGTGTTGATTGATAACTTTAACGATGCTGAGGGCATTGTCGCCGTGCTGGTAGACAAACGATTCTTCAAAATCCGTGAACAGTACCGCATGATGGTACAGGACAATGTTAATCGTGGATTAAGATGGAACAGCACGTACACGGTAAAAGAGATGTTCTCGTACTCTCTGTTTTATCCGATCATCGTGTTTACGACGGATAAAGTTCTTATTTCTACCATCACAGCAAGTGATGTAGGAATGGTAAACGCCGGGGCAGATGTTGACTTCGGCGGAAAAATTTCGATTACTTCTGATGGTGTTGCCGATAAAGCAATCGACGTAAAAGTAGAGGGTAATTCTTCTGCCGATACGTTTGTTATCCCGGGCACAACCATTCTTCGAATCGCAAAAGATGAGAAGAATCTGAAACAGAAAACAAACAAAACAGAAAGTGTGCGGGTTGTGATTACAAGCCGATTCGATCCATCAAAAACGGCAAAAATTTACTTTACGACAGATTAAGTAAGAGGGAGGAAACATGGATAATTTCATTCCGATGCCGCCGCAGGAAAATGTGGCGGCTGTTTCCCCGCAGACAGAGGTAATTTTAGCAAGTGGGATTGAATGGGGAAATGACTATGAACATGTGCGTTATTATGAAAATGGAAAAGTTGGCTGTCTGGCTCATGTAAGAGAAAAAGCAATTCATATTTTTAAGCAGTCCGCGCCCGTGAGATGGGGAGAACTGACTTATAAAGGAAAAGGGAATGAGAGTGAATTTCTGAAATGCAATTATATTGCTTTTCAGAACAAACCCTATACGGAAGAATGGTATTTCGGTTTTGTGACGCGCGTAGAATGGTTGAGTGACGGAAGTTTTAAGATTTATTTCGAACCCGATCGTTTCCAGAACAGTTTTTACGATGTGGTATTACAGCCGTGCTATGTGGAACGGGAACATATTGACAAAAAAGCTGATTATGCCGGAATTAATTTAGTGCCAGAAAATCTGGAAACGGGGGAATACGTGGACAATCCGAGCGAACAGAAACTTTTGAATCTCGGTCCGATGCAGTATTGTTTGAGCGCGAGTGCAGACGAAAACGGAACAAATATTATACCCATTGTCAATCAGGGAATTTTATCTGGTTTGACATTTACTCGGAAAACAAAATATACGGACTTAATCACAGTTATCCAGAATTACGTCAAAAGCGGAAACGGAGATGCGATTGTTAATGTATATCAAGCACCAGAAGCGTGTTTCCAGACAAATGCATCTGCTTATACACAAGTAACCGTTCAGCCAGATGCACTTGACGGCTATATACCGAAAAACAATAAACTATATCAGTATCCCTATTGTTATTGTCTGGTCAACGATGGTTCGGGAATACAGCATACTTTTAATTTCGAATACGGTAAAAATGGAGCATTAACCATGCAGGTGTATGGCGTTATGTTTAATATTCCGGCAATCTTTGTGGCTCCGCGTGAATATAAACGTACTGGTGGGTCAAAATCCCCATACGGTTTTATCATCAATAATTTCCCACAGTGTGCATGGACAAATGACGGCTATCAGGCTTTTCTAGCGCAGTCTAGTCCGTTATGGGACTACTCCAAAAAGCAGAATGCAATATCGCAGATTGGAAATTTAGCAGGAGGATTAGTAGGAGCATTAAGCGGAAATTTAGCCGCTGGCGTTGAAAGCATTTATACCGCGGCAACCGGAACATATCTACTGAACGAAAACATTAACGCACAAAAAGAAAGTCATGATTTGATTCCACCGACAGCAAAAGGCAATTCATCTGGAAGTTATGTTGCCACCGCATTGTTTGGAAGTCAGCTTTATTGTCACGTAATGAGTGTTACTGCACAAATGGCAAAAACAATCGACGATTTTTTCACAATGTACGGATATGCAACGCACAAAATTAAAGTACCCAATATTACGGGGCGTTCAAATTGGAATTTTGTCAAAACGGTTAATTGCAACTTGCATGGTTCGTGTGTTACCGATGATATCAACTTTTTACAGACAATGTTTAACCGCGGCGTTACGTTCTGGCATACGGACGATGTGGGAAACTATGGTCTTTCCAATAACTAAGGAGGTGATATCATGTACAATAACCCGTATCGGGTGAGTAACAAGGAAGTATGGGGACAGTGGGAAAATAATCCGAATACATCACCGGAAGAAAAACTATATTTCCGGCACTTTTTTGACAAGTTTGTCAATCTGGCATTATCGCGGTATGAGTATGACGGTTTACCGGATGAGATTCCGCCGCGGATGCTCAACTCCTATCTGTTATGGCAGGGAATGTGTCTGTTCAAAAAAGAACCAATCACCGGACTATTCGGTGTTTTTGGTGTGAATCTGGTAGGTGAGCCTGATATTTATGGTATCCCGACCGATTGGATTGCGTACGCCATGAATGGACAGTATTATGAACAGACCGACAAGGAAGAAAGCGCGTTGATTTTCGCAAGACCTTTTGCTGTACCGGAAATTCTCAGTATTATTCTTCATTCGCAGAGTCTGGCAGAGAAAAAAGCGTCGACAAGGGTAAACGTGATTCAGCAGAGGACGCCAGTTGTCATCAGTGGAGATTCTACGCAAAAACTCAGCATTGACAACTTTATTCAAAAGTGGGTAAAAAACATTCCGTTTATCAAAGCCAAAAACGATCTGCGAAAACAGATTCAAATTGAGACGATTGATCTGAAAGTACAGCCAATTTTTAACGAACTTGACACCGCCGCGCAGAGAGAAGTAGCAGAATGTCTAGCTGATCTCGGAATCGAAGCAAGCGGCGTTGAAAAACCGGAACGGCTGGTTTCCGCGGAAACAAGTTACAACGATGGAGAAATCGAGTTGACAAGAAACGGGAATCTGGCAACCATTCAGAGGGGACTTGACGCTATTAATGATATGTATGGTCTGAACATCCATGTACGTTTTAATTCTAAGATGGTAACACCGATTAACCGACCGGATTTTTTTGGCAACAAAGAAGATGATAAGGAGGTGGATAATGTTTCTTGAATATGACTACGGAACCAAAACCCTGACGAATACCATTGAACAGTTGGTCATTGCCGATAACGTCATCCATCCCCTCGAAAAGCAAAACATTGACGGTATGATCGAAAAAGCGGTTGCGTTGGTGTTCAATTTTGATTTTCCTTTCTATGCGGATGCCGATTCCCCGGAATATGCCGCTGTAAAGCTGGCATTCGAAAAAACGTTCTGTTTACAGTATTTCCGCGAGCAGATCGGGTTAGAAACTATCGGAGAATTTCAGTATCATCTAAAAAAGATTCTTACGGTCAATATGCCGTACTATGAACAATTGTACCGGAGTATTACTTTTGAGTACGACCCGCTTATCACTCATAAGAGTACACGAAAAGTAACGAGTACAAAAGACGATACTCGAACAGGTGTGATCTCGGGAGACAGCACAGCGAAAAACACAACGACAGCCGATACAAATAACAATACCCAAAATATCCATTCCGACAACCCGCAGATTAATTTTGCCGGAACGAATTATGCGTCTACGATGGATCGGGGACAGAATACCATCCATAATAGTGCGGTCAGCAACGGAGAAAATACAACAAAAACCAACAGCAATGACACGTATCATGCAGATAATAATGATACGATTGAAGATGATGGTTTTGACGGTAGTTACTCATTAGAAGTACAGAGATTCCGAGATACTATCCTTAATCTTAACAAACGTATCTGCGATGATTGCAGAGAACTGTTCTATCAATTTTATTAAGGAGGAATAGCAATGGCAGATAAACCAAAGATTCCAGATTTTCCAAATTTGCCCGACTTTGGTCATATGATTACGCAGGCTTGTGAGGTTGTTGCAAGTGTGCGGGGGATTCCGTATGATTTCAATGGGACATTGAGTCTGGAAAACAAATTTGTTGTTCTGTTTAAAACGGTAAAAGAAATGTTTGACGCGCAGGACGAACTTGTAAAAAGTTACAAAGCGTTACATGATTTTATCAATCAGTATTTTTCAAATCTCGACTTACAGAACGAAGTAAACAAGAAAATCGAAGCAATGAAAGAAAGTGGAGAACTGCTTAATCTGCTGAAACCAACTGTAAGCAACGAAGTAGCGACATGGTTGACAGCTAATATCACGAATCCATCCAATCCGCCGATTGATAAGTCATTGACGGTAGAAAATGCCGCCGCTGATGCTAAAATTACGGGAGATAAAATTAATTCACTAAAGGAAAATTTAGTTGGACTACAAAATATTAATAATATATTAAATTATCGCACGATTGATAATACTGCACTTCTTACAACAGGCAATCTAGAAATTCTTGATGAGTGGTATACCACCGACTTTATAAATGTTACAGGATGTAATGAATATTTTCTCAACGGTAGTTGGAAAAAACCTTCAAATCAAAAATATGCTAGTGTAATATATTTCGATAGTGAAATGAATATATTAAACTTTATTAATGAAGTAGGAACCCAAACATATAATATGGAAAAAATTTCTTTTCCTACAAATACGGCATATGTTAGATTTTGCTTTAATATTGTATCAACACTTCAAATATTTATGGATATTCCTAGTATGAATGAACGAGTAGGTTTGAAAACTGCAAAAGCAATATTTAATCATAAAATAACAAATGGCGGTACTGTGGATAAAGATGATTCATTCGTAACATCTAATTTAATACCAATCAATAATGAAACGAATTTTATTACCGTAAAAAAAGGAAAATTTGTTGATGACAAATCTTTTTTCTATATCTCATTTTGGTCGAGACCATCTACTTCTTCCGGATTACTTGTAAAAGGTTACCAAAATTATTTATTAAGTGAAAATTTTACGAATATCAAAATTCCAAACGGAGCAAAATATTTTTGTTTTTCGTGGCAAAAGAAAGATTACCCTCCAATGTATAAACAAGATTCGGATATATCGGAAAATAACACACCATTTGATGTTATTGGAAAATATATGGCAGTGAACGCCCCTAATTACAACTATAGAATCTGTTTAATTGGTGACAGTGTAACGCAAGGTGCGGGGTCGTCAGGTTTTCAACAGTATGATGCCGTTATTGATGGGAAAACATATAATGTGAGAGGTAATGGTCCGAATAACCCGAATGCTACATCTGGTTATAAAATTGGAGAATATCTTTGGACTTCAGGTGGTAGACGATGGTATGAAGCACTAGACGGGAATGGTTGGGCACAATTATTTAAAAATTATATGAATGAAAAATTCAAGATAATTGTTAGAAACTTTGGAATGAGTGGAATTGATAGCGAAGATTTAAAATACTTTATCAATAATTTCATGGATACCTCCTATAACTTTGATTGTATAGTTTTAATGATTGGTACTAACGACAGACAATACAACAACTTAGAATCATTCTATACGAATATTAATGACACTATTAAAACAATTAAAAATTATGGAAAAAATTTAATCATTATGGCTTGCATACCTGCATCAATCGCAAACGAAAAAAATTTCAGTATTCACATGGAAGATATTCACAATGCACTTAGATATATTTCATGTGAAAATAAAATTCCATTTATTAGCGTTTATAATTTATTCATTGACTATTGTTCTAACAAAGGAATAACAATAGATAGCTTACTTTCAGATGGATTGCACCCTAACGATGAAGGATATAAAGTAATGTTTAAATTAATTTCTAATGCTATGGGAATAGCACTGAAAAGACCGAATGCTACATGGTAGTCAACAATCGAAGAGCGGTGTGTGACTAAAAAGATTCAAGTCGACGAAAGCAAACTTTAATTAACTAAGTAACAAAAGTTACACACATAAACCCTACACCCATTGTCCGCCGTGTCCGTCACCCGCGGACACTTTAGCAGACTAAAGTGAGTCCCCGTTTCCGATGTGTCCGCGACCCGCG